GTGCCGAAGGTTAATCCTGATACATCTATTGGCTTCCATACATTTGGACTATCGGAATCAAATTCTCCAAATGATGTTGCATTAGCGGCAGTACCATCTAACACCACAACTTCAGCAAGGTATCCATCATAATAAGCAGATTGATCTGTATATTTTCCTAACCAATGTTTTGCGTCATCATTAACATAAGTATCATAATTTTGTGATGGCCAATTTGTTGTATCAAACTCGGTATATTGAGTTCCATTTATATAAAATTTTACTCGGTTAGTATCTGTTCCTTGAGTTGTGTCCACCGCAACAACCACATGGTACCATGCGGTAACATCTCTAAATCTAAATTTTGGTTTTAATCTAAATTGATAAGCTGATGATTTATACTCCCATATTTCTAATTGGTCAGAATTAAAATGCATTGAAAAACTATTATTATTATCTGGTCCACTAGCAAAAAAATAAACTGTTCCGCCCAGGAGGCTCCTTTTAATCCACATGGATATTGTAAAAGTTCTTTGATTTCCAGCACTTCCTCTTGTAATGTGCATATATGCAGAATCATCATCATTAAACATACATGAATTAGCTACCTCAAATCCACTTGATAATGTGTTTGCACCTAATATAGTGTTTCCCATTATATATCTCCTATTCTAAAAATCTTTAGTTGGTAATTCACCTAAAGGTCTATCGCCATCTTCATCCCTTGTATATAAAACCTCTAATGCAGCTGTGTCTGAAGCGTTAGTAATAGAAGTTTCCATTGACGCTTGTTTTGATCTTACAGCATCCCTATGTGTTGAAACAGCACTTGGTATTGCTGTGTCCTTTTCTGCTTTTCTAGTGATATACCAATCTGTCTTATTTAATTCTGATTCTGCTTGATTTTTAACTTGTTTAATTAATTTTGTTTTTAAACCTTCATCTTTTACATCACCTTCAGTCCCTTTTCCATCGCTTTCATCTTGAGCAGTAAATAAAGTATCAGCGTGTGCTTTTGCAGTTGCGTCACCATAAGAACCTGTAACCTTACTACCATCAAAGGCATAAGTCACATTTGTGTTATTATACCATTCTTCATTTTTCTTTTTAGAATTATCCATTTCAACAGTATAAATGTTAATAGCATTTCTTTCTGCTTCAGTCCATAAAGAAAATATTGCTTTAGGATGTTGAATACCATCAAGAGTAATACCTATTTTACCATTTAAAAATTTAGTAATTGAGTTATCTGATTTATTTACTAATGCAAACATAATATTATGATAGCGTTAACGCTAAATTCCTTCCTACTTCCAACCATTTTGCTCCGTTATATCTGAAAACAAAAAGGTCGCCTTTTGAGGCTGTTGTTGTTAATGTCGGTGCTGTATCAGTAGCAAACTCATAAGCCGCATTCCAAGATATCGTTCTTGATCCTGTTCCGTCTTGAATAACTAGTATTGAAATAAAAGCACCTGCAACACCACCTGAGGCAAGTCCCATTGTTCTATTAGCACCTAATGTCACTTTACAAACAGGTTGTGTTAATGCGTTCCATGTGATTGTTGAAGCGTCTGTTAAAGTTTGTTCTGGACTTAAAGCAGCACTTGTAAATGATGAGTATCCACCATCGTTAAATTCTACTAGTGATGTACCATCGTATTGATGTATAATAATATCTTTTGCGTCAACAAGTGGTTTAATTACTACATCACTTGAACTATTTGCAATATCTAGTAAGTTTGTACCACCATCAGCAATTTTAACATTACCTCCGTCAGCGTCTAGTATAATATCTCCTGCAACATCAACTGTTAAATCACCTGAACTTAAATCTATTTCTGTACCATCAATTGTAATATTATCAATTGTCACACCACCATCAAAATCAGCAGATGTTCCTGCTAATGCTTGTGTTAAAGTCACACCACCACCAGAAGCAATTGTTATAGCGTCTGGGTCTGAAGCAGAACCAATAGTTTTTCCATCACCTATAATTAGATCGTCTGCAATAGTTAAAATACCAACAGAACTTAAACTCATTTTTTCACTAGCAGCTTCTGAAGCAGCAGTTTTAAAACTTAATTTTGTTGCATTGTTAGATGAACTAAAGTCACCTTCAGAAACAGCAGATATACCAGCAGCAACTAATATTGCGTCTGTACCTGTTCCTTCGTCTGGTGCTTGAAAATCAATTGCACCAAGAACATCATCTTGAGCAATATCTGTTTCACCAGTTTGTAATGTTAAAGTTGCCTTTGTATCATCACCTGTTGCTGATGTTTTTAAACTTAATCCTGCGTCTGCAACATGGGTTAATAATACATCTTGGTCAGCACCCCATAGTATTTGAGCACCATCATGTAAATAAAGATCAGCAAATTCTAATGCAGTTGTTCCTAAACTTGCACCGTTAGCAGCGTCTGGTACAAAAGCAGTTGTTGCTGTAATTGTTGTACCTTGAATTGTACCTGTGGATGTAATTGCACCTGACCCAACTGTTCCTGCAAGAGTGACATTTGCACCACTAAAAGTTGCAGCCGTTGTTGGTGTTGAACCTGATTTGATTACTAACTCACCACTAGAGTTTGTTAAACTAGCAAAAGTAGTACCACCATCTTTTAATATTACATCAGCACCATCAGCGTCTAATATAATATCAGCACCACCGTCAATAGTAAAATCACCACTATCAGATATTGTACTACCATCTAATGTCATGTCGTCAACTGTTAAAGCAGTTAATGTTCCAACAGAAGTAATATTTGTTTGAGCAGCAGTTGTTAAGGTTACATCAGCGATGTATGTCTTAACTCTTGACATAGCAGTTTTTCTATTTGTACCACCTGCACCATCATCTACTATTAATAAATCAGCGTCTGCTAAATTAGCACCTATATCTGTTGCACCATCAATATCTAAATCTGCAATTGCTAAACTACCGTCAGCAAAAGTTAGTGTACCACTTATTGAAAGATTTCCTGAAACTGTTAAATTGTCAGCGACCGTGACTTCTGAAGTTGAATGTCCTAATGTAATTGCAATACCAGAAGTTTCTGTAGCAATTTTTAAAGCACCTGTAGCGTTTGTGACATAAGAGTTTGATCCATCGTGATAGACCAACATATCATTACCAGTACCAAATTTTGCTTGAGCGCTGTCGGCAAAAGTTGCATTTGATCCTGTTAATACATTAAATGCATTTGCTGTAAATGTAAAATCATCAGCACCTGCAATCTTAATATCTATCTGGTCATCTGTATCAGCAGTAATTGATGTATCAGCATCCAAGTCAATAATTAACTCGTTAGCATTTAGATCAATTAGTTGTGCCTTTGTTAGTGCCATTTGTTTCCTTTACTATGGTTTAGTTGGCCAAGTGACATTATCGCACTTGTCAACTGTATCTTTTCCGTCTGGTAAATCTCTTAAATTTTGTCTATAAGTTTTCATGTCATCACTCATAGTCACATCTGATAGAGCATAAAAATCTGTTTCTGCAAGTCTTCTATTTCTCTCTCGTCTTAAATTTGCCTGTGCTCTTGCAAGAGCGCCATCTGCCCACGCTTTTTCTTCAGCATCCCTAGCAGTTTCTTCTTCTGCTGTAAACTGTACTATTTCCCCATTTATATTATGATATCTTGGCATTGTTTTTAATTCCTTTTAATACTATTTATAATCATTTTTTAACTGATTCCGTATAAACATATAGTCCCAGAATCTATATTTCCACTTTCCATTTTAAATTGTATTTCATCTATAGCTGAAGTAGTATTAAAATAGCCACCAATAAAAGAATTATCTGAATATTCATTTGCTTGGTGGCTTTGAGTTTGTGCTATAAAATGTGTGACGAATGTGGTGTCTGACGGATTAAACAATCTTAACCAACCACTAAAACATTCATTATTTGCATTTCCAGTATTTCTTGTTAATCTTTGAAAAGTTGTTCCTTGTGCCAGATCGTAACCAGCTTCATATTCAACTGGTCCAGCATCCGTACCTGCTTCATTAGCTGCGGCATGCCAAAAATTTGATGTAATAGTTTCATTATATCCACTACCACCAGCAGCATTACCTTGAAAGCCACACTTTTCGCCATCGACAGATGGATGAATATTATTAAAAGTAAATAGGTATTCTTTGTAAGTGTTATCTAAAACCACACTTGCAGAACCATCAACAAAAGATAAAGTAGCACTAGAACTAGCAGTTAATTTTTTAATAAAATTCATAGAACCACCAAGACCAGCAGATATAGAACCTGCGTCAAATATTGTTGTTCCGTTTGAAATTAATCCCATTAGCTTACTCCATAAAGTTTGATTGTTCCAGAATCTATATTACCTGAGGCCATAGTAAATTGTACACCATCAATAGCAGCAGTGACATTACAATATCCAGATACAAAAGTGTTTATTGCTAAATCAGAACTATGATAGCCGTGTACTTCACTTATAAAATGCTTAACAAAGGTGGTGCTCGCAGGATCGAAGAGGTGCATGGTTCCAGCTAAACTTTCGTCATTTTCACTACCAACATAACCTAGTCTTTGAACTCCTGTACTTTGTGCTAAATCATAATCGGTTACATAAGCTAAACTTGTACTAGTACCAGCTTCATTTTGATATGCTTCAAAAAAAATAGAAGTTTTTGTTGCGTCATAATTTGTACCACCATCTCTAAAGTTTACAGAAAGCATGCTATTTGCTGATGGGTGAATATCATAAAATTTAAAAATATATTCTTTGTAAGTGCCGTCTAAAACCACACTTGCAGAGCCATGAACAAAACTTAAATTAGCACTAGAACTAGCAGTTAAAGTTTTAATATGTGTTAAAGCACCTTTTGCTACTCCAGAATCTAAAGCACCTGCGTCTAACAATGTTGTTCCGTTTGATATAAGTCCCATTTTAACTATCCTTTATTCCATATAATTTAAATGTCCCAGAATCTATATTTCCTGA